CGGCTCTGTCACTGACACGGGTTCGGGCGTTACCACCGGCTTCGACTCGGGTGCGACAACCGCCGACTCAGGGGGCTTGAAAAACACGGACATCCCCTTCGCACGTTCAACGAGGGCTTCTGGGGAAAGGAAGATTGCCTGCTCGGCCGGTGTCGCGTCTTTCGGAGCCGTGCCGACAATGGATTCTGGGGCCGGGTCAGCAACCTTGGGGGTCGGAGCGGGAGCCGCAGCCGCGTCTTTCGGAGCCGGAGCCTCTTTCAAGCCCATCGCTTCGCGGACGATGGTGAGAGAGGGGTTGTAGTCGGTGCGCAGCGGCGCGTCCAGCACGTTGCGGTACCCAGCGAGGAGCGCGTTCTGCACGCCCAACGCACGGCCCACCAACTCGCTGCGGGTGCGGATGTCCCGTGTCAGCGACCCGAAGAACGAGGTGTCCTGCGCCGCCCTCACTCGGCCGGAGACAAAGTCGAGCTGGGACAACGTCAGATGCTCCGCGAACCATTCACGGAATGCGGTGTTGGTGTGCTTGGCCTTCTCCTCGGGGTCAGTGGCGCGGAGTGCTTTCTGCCACGACTCGAGTATTTGCGGGTCCACGCCTTCACGGGTGGTCAGGCGCACCTTGCCGTCCTCTTCCACTCGGGTAAACAAGGCGCTCTCTCCTGACCCCAGCTCACGCTGGAACCGCTGGAACGCCGCCCGCTGCACGTCAGGGTGAAGCTGGTCAAAGTAAGGGTGCGCCGCTTCGTGCGTGACAGTCGCCACCTTAGCGGTGTCATCCGCTTGGACGAGCCTACCGTAGAAGTTAACTGTGTCACGGGTCGCCTGTGCGAGCGCGCCGGGTTGCGTGGGATGCGCGCCGGGTTCGACCGTCATCTTCAAGCCGCTCTGCCCCAAGGTTGCCGCGTCCCACACGGCTTGTGTGGTCAACTTGGCCGCGTTGCCACCCGGGCCGTCGCCGTAGTTAATCTTCGCCAGTTGTTCCACGGCTGCGCTACCGCCGCGCAGGTTGGCATCAAGCATCTGGAAGACGCCGTTGATGCGGGCCGCCGTCTCTTCACCGGCCACTTTGCCGGAGCGGAGGTCGAGGATGCGGGCACCTCCCGCGTGGGCAAAACCGATACCGACGCCAGTTGCACCGGCGAAAAGTAATCGCTCGCCCGCCGTGCCGCGATAGGCGCTGGTGTCACTACCTTGGGTGCGCTCTTGGCTGATGTCCGCACCTTCGGCTAGGAGGTTCTCCGCCCCTTGGATGCTCGCGAGGATGCCGACCTTCGCCACACCTGTCTGTGACAGCCCGCCGAGGGCTTTCGCAGCGCCACCGAGCACAGTAGCGCCCGCATTGTCGAAGCCCTTCGCTACTGCCAACCCGGCCACCTTCTCCGCAGCCTTGGTGCCGAGTTGCTGGCCCAGCGCGATTTTCAAAGTCTCTTTGGTCGCTTGACCGCCGCCGACGGCCATCACCGTCTGGCCGATGGGAACAGCGGACGCCACACCCATGATGGCGGCGGAGATGTTGCTGATAGTCCCAGCCTTCTGCCACGCTTCGGCTGGGTCCAGCCCTTTGTCGAGGAGCGCGTAGTAGTTGTCTTTGAGACTGAGCAATTTGCTGCTCATGGACTCGAGGGCACCTGCCGTGAGCAACCCCGCAGGGCCGCCACCGGCCACTGTCATGCCGACCATCGCCGGAATCGTGTAGGACAGCTCGCCCGCGATGCGTGGGAGGATGCCCGGCTGCTCTTGGAACCGCTCAGGGTGGAGCTTCCGGTTCTCAAACTCGTCATTAAGGGTGCGCTGAAGGTCTTCGCCTGTAAGCTGACCCGTCACCAAACCCGCCGACATCGCGATGCGGTCGTTCTTCTCAGCGATGGACTGGAGATATTGCCCACCCATGTGAGTGCCGAACTGCGTCGGCATATCTGAGTCAGGCGGGACATAGTTGCGCGGCGCGAACGTCACCGGAGCGCGACGCGGGGAGAGGCCGTTCTGGTTGGGCGGAAAGGCTCCCGCGAATGTGGCGTTGTTCGGTTGCGGCACTGGCGCTGCCTCCACCGGAGTCGCCTCCGTGGCTTTGCGCTGGGCACGGTTGAAGAAGTCAGACGCCCAGCCATCCACTTGCAAGTTCTTCGGATTCGAGTCGCGCCACTTCTGCGCAAACTGGGTCAGCACCGAGTTCTGGATGTCGGGCGTGAAGTCGTTCCAATGACTTCCCTTGGGCGAGCTGGCGTCCAGCTCGTCCCGTTCCTTTGCCCACGCAGTGATAACCGGGTTAGGGAGCAGCGTCTTATCCATATACAGATGGTGGGACTACCTCGGTGCGAGCGGCACCACACCTTTTGGCGGCGGATTGAAGTTATATTTAGTGCCCCAACCGCCCGCGTTACCGGGGGGCGTTACGGCGGCAGGAGGGCCGGTCACTCCGGGAGTGGGCACACGGGGAGTGGCCGCATCGGGAGTGCGCACGAAGGGGATTTGGTCTATCTTCCCCGTTAACCCGTTGTATCTGCCGAAATTGGTCTGACCCATCGCGTCTTCCTGCTTGAGAATGGGAGGTGGGGTGGTTTGAGGGCTGAATAGGGACTGTATACCCGAGGTGAAATCCCCAAGGGTGATGTTCGGGTCGTTCATGTTCATGTGGACTTTTGCCGCACTGAACTGCATAGCAGTCTGCAATCCCATGTATTGGTCGTAGGCCACGCGCCGGGTCCGAGGGTCTGCGTTGGGGTCCGCCGCCATCTCCTTGAGATTGCTCATGCGGTTGAGGGTGTTACCGATGTCCATGCCAACTCCCTCGACCGTCGAGTTTGTAAGTCTGTCCCGGTCTAGTTTCAACGCATCTTGTTGGTACTTCCCCATCCTCACATTGTTAGCCACCGTGGCGTCCAACTGCCCCTGCCCGAGTCTGAGCTGCCCGTCCTGATAAACCCCAGTTATCCTCTGTCCTTCACGAGCCACACCACGGTTCGCCTCGTTGTTTGTGGCGTCGGCGAGGCGGGCTAGCGCGTTTTGATTCTCGGCGGAACTTAGGTTCCGGTCTTGCATGGAATTGGCGTTTAACTGCGCGCTAGTCTGTAGCTTTTCGGCGTGCGCTTGCGCTTGGGCCTGCTGCTTCTCCATGAGCTTCGCGTGCAGCTCCATGTCATCCTTGGACTGTTTGGCTCGGCGCGTGTCCGACATCTGCTGCATCCGCGCTTCGACAATGGGTCGCCCCATTTCCATGCCTGCCCGGAACCCGTCTAGTAAGTCTCGTCCTGCTGCCATAGTTCCTCCTTAGTTTGTGCGCGGGGCACGGTTAATCTTAGAGTCCATCCAGCGGCGGATGAGTGATTTCACACGCGGGAACGGACGAATCATCGTTGCGACCCGCTCGCCGAACCGGATGTACGCCGCGCGGAACCAGCCCGGGGATTCAGTGAGCAACCAGTCGCGGAACAGCATCCAGCGCGGGTCGTCGATGCCGTACACCTCGCGGGCGACGTGGCATGGTTTCGCGGCTCCACCGGCTGCCGCCATGCCGCCAGCCATGATGCCTGCCGAGCCAAGGCTGCCTGCGACACCTGCGACGATACCCAAGCCTTGCATCCACGGGTTGCCCTGCGATGCCTGCGCCTGTAGCTGCGCCGAGTAGATGCTGCCCTGTGTGGCGTATACGTTGGCGGCAAACTGCGTACCCATCTGACCGGCATTGGCATTCTGCCCAATCGCGTTGACGCCGGTCGCCATGTACGGCGCGGCACCGACACCAGCCGACTGCAACTGGCCGAACTGGGAGAGCGGGGTGGTGCCCGCCAGAAACGCACCGGCGTTACCGAGACGTTGCTGTTCGATGCCGCGTTGATAATCCGTTTGAGACAACGCTTCTTGCACACCTGCGGCGACACCGTTGGTGTTGCCGAGCCGTGTCTGGACAGCCCGGACATTCTGGGACACCCCGCGCCGCTCGCTGTCAGTGACAGAGCCACCCGCACCAAGCTGGCCGGACACACGGCGCCCGAGGTCTTCCCGGAGCGCGAAGCCAATGGGGTCGCTGGCCTTCAACTGTTCGCGGGAGGTGTCTAGGAATCGCTGGCCGTACTTCTCCTGTATGTCCAATAGGTTCTGTGCGCCATCCATCGCGGTCTGGCGCGCGGTGACGGCCTGCTGCTTGGCAAACTCCGCGTCTCCTTGGTTAGTGAAATCGTAGGAGTACTGCTTGCCATCCAGCGTGTACGAACCGCGCTGTCCGAGCTTGGCCGCCAGTTCGATTTGGCGGCGAACAGGCAGCGTCTCGACGTCGGCCAGGATGCCCGCGCGGTTAGCGGCTGCGTAGTCCGGGGGAGGTGGCGGAGGTGGTTCGTCGCTGCCCATATTACGTCTCGCTTAGGGTTAGGTGTTTAGTGACTAGGGAAAAGTCATGCGCATACGTCATGTCGTATTTGTGGCGCTTCCACGCCACGCGGACCGGCGCACCGAACCGGTGGACCATCGCGGCCCACAGGACACGGAGGACACCGGGTTTCTTGGCGATGACCAAGTCCACGAAGACGTGCGGGGCGGCCTCGTCGTGCGCGTAGAAGTCGCCCGCTTCCGCAAGGTCCGGCAGTTTCCGCGCCAAGGCGATGCCGACGAGGCGACCGCAGTCGTCCGTCACATGGGCGAGGCGTCGGTCTTCTCGAAACCACTCCAGCCACAGTAGGATGCGGGCACCGTCCCAGCGTCGGGCTGGGCGATAATTCCGTTTCACAAATGCAGCAAGGGTCATAAGGTTCATCGAGTCAAATCTACGTTATCGGCGAACCCGGTGAGCTTCAAGGCTCTAACGCTCAGATGCCCCACATTTGATAGGACACGCACTTGGAGGTAGTGGAACGACCCCAAGCCGGGGAACGTGCGGGCCACCGTCAGGGTGCCCGGAAGATTGAGGACGAAAGGCACTGGCTCCGGGAGCAGCGGAATCGGGCGCGAGGTGGCGTCCAGTGCGAGCCGCATCTCGAATACACCTTCATCCGCCCGCGTCCAGAACTCCGCGTCGGACGTACTTTCGTTGAACTCCGCGATGATGCCGAGCAGCGTCTTCGGCAACGTCGGGTCGTTGAAGCTGAACCCTCGGAGGTCTATCGTCGTAAAAATGGCCGCACCCAAGTCCGTTACTTCAGTCGGGTGATGCCGCACCACGATTCCGTTGGCGAGGAGCATGATGAGCTGGGAGTGGCCGTCGAGCACAGTCGCCGACATATCTCGCACAGGAAGCCCCAACCACTCTCCGACCCACCGCTGGTGCCGTGTGTCATAGACAAAGAGGTGTGACGGTGCGGTCGCACCATCCAAGGGGAGCGCAAAGAATACCTTGTTGTCAAAGAACTCCGCGCAGGACAACGAGGCCGCAGACCAGTTGACGCGGGAAAGGTAAGATTGAATTGGGAGGCTGATGGCGACGGACACCTCGCGCTGCGTCTCTTGCAGCATTCGGCGGAGGGACACCACGCCGTCCGAGGACAGCCACCAGACATCCGCGCCAACCTGTATCGCCGTACGGTTGGCCGCGCAGCCCAACGTGCTGCTGACCTTCTCCACGCCCCAGTTCGCCACCGTGAGTTGTGGGTCGGTGTTGATGAGCCAGACCGACTGAGCCTTGAACACAAGGAGGTTGTAATTATCCCAGCTCTTGAGTCCGGTGATGGGATGTCCGTCGCCACCCACTCGCAGGCTGCTCCCGGCGGCGAACCAACCGGGGTCGAAGAAATCTGACACAGAAAGTGTGTCCTCGTTCGCGATGAACAGGCGGTTCGTGTGCCATATTCCGAGCGCCCCCGTGGGCGGCACACGCAGCGTGGGCGTCGCCGTGGCTGTAGTGCCCGAGCCGGGGGCGGCAATTGCCAGTGTGGGTGTCCCTACGTACCCTCGGCCGGGGTTGATGACATTGATGGCCACGACTTGTCCCGCACTGGCTCCTGAGCCGAGCGTCGTCTCCACCACAGCAGCTTCGACGGGGGCGTTGCCCACGGCGGGAGTCACGGTCACGGCGGGGGCGGTTGCGTAGCCACTGCCGCCGGAACTTAAAGTCACTTCCAGTCGCCGAAGGAGGTACGCCGAGACTCCGTCATATTCGTGGACGTTGTTATTACTGACAATGTAGGCGCGGCCACCGCCCGCAACCAAGGTATGGTTGGCGAAGTCGGCTTGGAGGAGCGTCGGCGCAGGGTTCGCCGAACTGACTTGCCCTGTGTGCCGCGAGGTTGCTGCGCCGGTGAAAAGATACATCGCACCGACGTTGGTAATGGCCACCGGGAGTATCCGGGTACAGTTAGCTGCTACGGTAACTTGCTCAGTCCCGCCGCGCGTCGCCAGTCCTCCGCTAGGGTCTATGGTGCAGTTCTGGCTCCATGCGTACTCCCCCGGCAGCAGGAGGTGCGCCGCGACGGAACTGTTGGCCCCGCCACGGAAATCGGTCGCCGCATCCAGCATGAGCGGGTCGTCGAGCAACTCGTTGAACAGTGGGGCGGGCATATTAAGTCTTGATGCAGTAAAGCAGAGCGATGTTGCGTGGGCGGGTTTCCACGCCACCAGTGCTTCCAGTCACCTGAACGTGAATCTGACCAGCGTAACCGCCTGCATATGCCTGAGTAGAGCCCGGGACAGGCTCGTAAACTGAATGAGTGTGGGCTTTCAATTCGTCCGCCTGCGCTGAACCAAACGCACGACTAGCATCAACGCCGCGCCCATTGTCCCAGCCTCGAACAAACTCGCCTC